CTTGTCATAAATTTTTGTTTAGTAGAATATGCCAAAGGTACTCTAATTGCTTGTGCTACAGCTCCAGCACTATTTTTTCTTTCAATGTTTATGTCATTGAATATTGTTCCAAAAGCTATAATAGCCTTTCTTATATGATTGTGATAAAATGTTGCTCCTTTAAACATCCTACGCTCCTATCTCACCAAATGGATTCTTTTCACTAAAGTCTAATATGCCTTCTAATGTTACTAAGTTATCAAAGTCTGTATTATCTATTGGTTCAGAAAGTGCTGTATTATATGCTTCGTTAATTATACAACCATTTGTTTCGTTTAATAATAGTTGGCCACCCTCTTGTAGTAATTGAAACTCTAACATATCTTGAGAGTATTTTGTTTCTATGACATCTATATCTGTAATGCCTGTATCTAAATCTTCTGAACTGTATTCGAATAGTTCACATGTTAATCTAAATACATAAATTTGGTTTAGTTGATAAAAAGGATTTTGAAAATCTACATATTTGATTTCAAAAATGCTCTTTGTTTTTGGAAAATAAAGTAAGTCTCCTTCAGAAGGTCTTGTTGTTTGTGTAAATGTGCCTCCACTTGTTAATACTAAATCGTCCCACCTTCTTTTTGCCATTACGAATGTTGCTTGATCTCTAACTTCTAATCCAAACCTGGTAAATATATCTCCTTGTCCTTCATAGCCATTAACATTATCTAAATACATTTCTAATGGATATGCTTGTGTAAATCTTGACAATTCATCTTCATCAAAAATTGTATCTTTGTTTACTAGTGTCCTAGGCATGTAATATATGTCATGCCCATATACTTTCAAACTTTCAATAACAAGGTCTTCTACTAAGCGCTGTTCGCCTGTAGCTCCTATACTGTTACCGCCTTGAAAGAAGTGATTAGTAGCCATGTATTATCCTATCATAAATGACGGTGGCAATTCATATTTCAATGACATCTCTTGTTCAATTGCCTGTATCTCTTGTACAGCTTCTTGATAGATTTGGTCTCCGTTTAATGTAACCCCACCTGGCATTTGTATTCCTGCGAATTTTTTAAGGTTTTCTCCCCATTGCCTTTTAATTAGTGCTGTCGTATATTTTTTAAGAAACATATCATCATAAACTTCTGTATATGTTGCCGGATCTATGATAGCGTAAGCTTCTGCTACTATGTAATCTCCTACATTGAATGTTTTATCCCAATCTGTATCTACATATAGTCTATCTGTTTTACGATTGAAACGAATCTGCCTCTCACTAGTGAGAAGTTTTTCTAATGTTGTTAAGTGACTCTGGACTATTGTGTAATAAACCATGTCTGCTCCCATTAAATTATATAAATCATTCATTCTAAATTGATACATTAAATCAAACAGTTGTCCATCTCTTGTATTGTTTGTTGCTGCGCCACCAAAATTAAACATTCTAGTTACGCCTAATATACCAGAACCAACGGGGACATAACCGTTTTCTATGTCCCCTTTGGTATAAAAATCTGTTGGGCTAAGTGTAGCTGTTGATCCTGAGGTGCCACCTGTTATAGTCTCTGACGCTACGAATGTTCCTTTTGATTCTTCTGTTGTGATATATTGTCCATCTGTTGAGTCTACCTTTGCAGTAGCTCCTGATGTTCCGCCTGTAATTATCTCACCTTTTGTAAAATTACCTGCGATATTAGTAGTTAGCTTTAGCTTTGAACCGACGATTTGATGTGAGACAAACACTCTTTCAACACCATCGAAATGATACTCTTGAAAAAACTGTAAAGCATCGTCAATTCTATCTGACACTTGTCCGTCTTCTACATTAATTTCTATTACAGGATGTCCTAGTCTTCTTAAACTATAATCTTGTAAATCTTGTCTACTCGCTAAAGCCATATTCTACCCTTAATTAAGTTTTGTTCCAGCTGCGTTATATATTGCTGTACCAGTGATTGTAGCTGTTGAGCCCTCTCCCTGTGAGTGAGAAATGGTAATACCATCTCCACCACTTACTTGCGCCATATAATTACCTGTTGTATCAGTTCCTAGTGCAACACTATTGGCTGCAATAGTTAATGCTGTTGCTAAGTTACCTGAACCATCAAAGTCTCCTGTACCAGTTACATCTCCTGTAAATGATAGAGTCCTTGCTGTTGTTAGAGCTGCTGCTGTTGTAGCTGTGTCTGCATTACCTGTAACATTACCTGTAACATTACCTTCTAGGTTTGCTACAAGTGTTCCTGTGGTAACTGTTAAATTACCTGTACTTGCACCTGTAAATGAACCAGTACCTACTAGGAATTTATCTGCACTTTCGTCCCAACCAATAAACGCGTTGTCTGAAGATCCTCTTTCAAAGACCAGACCCATATCGTTTGCTGGTGAACCTGATGTTCCGTTTCCTAGCTCAATCAATCTATCTGTTATTGTAGAGTTGGTTGAATCTAATGTTGTAGTTGTTCCATTTACATCTAAGTTACCTGTAATAGTAACATTACCTGTTGCTGCTACATCTGCAAATGTAACATCATCTGATGTTGCTACTGCTTGTCCTATTGAAACTGCTGTGCCTGAAACTGAAACACCAGTTCCTGCTGTTAGCGTTGTAACATTGGCTGAACCATCAAATGATACGCCATTTATTGTTCTTGCTGTTTCTAATGCTGTTGCCGTAGCTGCGTTTCCTGTAGTATCCTGGTTAAGTGTTCCTACAGATATTGTTGTTCCGGATATAGATAAACCTGTACCTATATCTAAAAATGCAGTTGCTCCTGCTGAATCATCCCAAAATATTATTTGATCATCATTTGGGTCACTTAGACTTTCTATCCCTAAGTGTGATAGGTTTACCGTTACTCCACCGCTAGTGCCTCCGCCTGAAAGTCCTGTGCCTGCTGTTACACCTGTTATATCCCCAGCTTGTATTTCTGAGTATTTTGCAAGTCTAATACCGCCTGCTGTAGAACCATCATGGACTCTAACTGTATCTAGCGTAGTATCTACGGATAACTCACCTACCGCACCAGTGAAGGATTCATTCTGTGTTGTAGTCCCTCGTCTTAATTGTACTTGTGTTGGCATTTTTATCTCCTAATTAATATGTTCCGCCGTCTATGCTAGATCCATCTTCCATCGAATCTGCACTAATTGTTCCAGAAACATTCCCTATTGGAATGTTCCCACTAATGTTTACTGCCGTAGCGAGCATAAGCTCGTGTCCGCCTGCTGTACTCCCATCATGGACCCTTATAGAATTATTAGTTGTATTAACCGAGACTTCACCTGCTGCACCTGTGAACGCATTGTTCTGTGCTGCTGTGCCTCGTCTAAATTGTACTGTAACTGCCATCTATTTTCTCCTATACATTATGCTACCGATCCAAGATCTTCTGTAGCTAGTCTGTATTTAATGTTAGTTTGAAGGTCGTAAATAACATCTAGTAACTGACCAAAAGCATCTGTTGAAAGATCTGTTGCAACACTACCATAGTCTCCTGTAGGAAATTCTAAAGCTAAGTCTTTTTCTGCATAGTTAGCAAATTTGACTATAGCATCAGTAGAATCTCTTACATACATTTCCTTATCGGCTGTGTTTAGTGCAACTTCTCCTTGTGCAATGTCCGCTGTTGTTGGTGCATTACCACTTGTTTCATTACGCTTAATTTTAATTACTGCTGTCATTGGTTTATTCCTTGTTAGTTATATTTTTTCTCTTTAAAATCTTCAAACGCTGGATTAGGAATAACATCTCTTGGCCCATCTACTTCTGCATTATAACCTTTAGGTTTTGGAGCCTTAATCATAGGCTTAGGACCTTTAGGTTTTGCTACAGGTTTTTCTTCTTCAAAAGATCCAGGCGTAAATGCTGGAATTGCCGGCTTTTCTTTTGCCGGCTTTTCCGCTTTAACTTTTGGAGCCTCGCTAAGTTTAGCAAGTTTATCTTTTGTCTGCTGTAGCTCTAATTTTAGTGCCATTTGTTGTTCTTCTAAATCTGCTCGTTCTGTATTTATCCGAGCCTTTAATAATAGGTTCTCTTGTTGTAGCTCATTTACTTTAAGCGTCAAAGAGTTAATATATTCATTTACTAGTTTTTCGTTTTCCATTTCAGTTGCCTATCAATAGTTATTATTAGGAATAAGTTCCGCCGTCAACAACATTAGTCCAATCTGGTGTACCACTATTACTGTATAGGAAATATCCATCAGTACCAGCTGCTGTTGCCTGTAGGGCTCCAGCTCCGTTACCATAAACAATACCATTACTTGTAAATGTACTAACACCTGTACCACCGTCTGCTACTAGCAAATCAGTAATACCTGTTATTGAACCACCTGTAATTGCTACTGCATCGTCTTCCAAGTGAGCTACAAGTGTTGCCACGGTGTAACCTGTACCTGAAACATTAACAGTAGTTGTCGGTGCTTCTTGTAAGTCTTTAAATAGTTTCCATTTACCAGAGTTGTTTGCATCTCTGAATAGTCCACCATATAAATCTTGTGAACCTGAAGTGTCATATAGTCCGTAAAGACCAATGTCCACTGCATCGGAAGCGCCGTTGCCGGAAGCTAAGATGATAAGTGGATCTGAAACACTTAGGGTTGTGGAATCAACTGTTGTAGTTGTTCCTGATACAGTTAAGTTACCTGAAATTGTAGCGTTTCCGCCAATTGTTACATTGTTAGGTAAACCAACTTGTATCTGATTGTTTGAAACTGTTGTTTCGATTTCGTTGGCTGTACCAACAAAGTTTAATGTATCAGTTCCTACTGTAACAGTATCATCAGAACCACTATCGGCTCCAATTGTTAGAGTAGAACTTGTTGAAGCTGTACTAGCTGCTGTAATACGACCTTGAGCATCGATTGTCAATACTGGTATTGCTGCTCCTGAACCGTATGAGCCTGCTGTAACCGCTGTGTTATCTAGTGTAGCTGTAATTGTTGTACCAGATGCTGCAGTTGTTATACCTGTGCCACCTGCTACTGTAAATGTTTCTGAATCTAGATCTATATCTATTGTTCCAGAATCACCAGCTGCGTCTAAATCACCAGCGCCTACTTGTGCGTCAACATAAGCTTTAACTGATTGTTGAGTTGGGATAAGTGAGGCACTATCTGATGCCATGTTATCTTCGTCAACGAACGCTGTAGCCGTAATTGAGCCATCTGATAATGAACCAAATGTTACTACGCCAGCACTAAAGTTTCCTGAACCGTCTCTTTTAACGATTGTGGAAGCTGTGTTAGCATCTGTAGCATTGTCAATCAGGTCTGTGTAATACTTTCCACCTAGTTCCTGGATAACTTCGTTACCGCCAGAATCAATAGATGAGATATAAAGTTTTGCACCTGCACCTGAGTTAGTTCTATCCTCAGCATAAGCTAATTCGCCTTCAACTAAATCCGAAGCTGCTGGAGCTGCTACGCCCGTACTTCTTTTAATTTGAATAGTTGTTGCCATTTCTTTTTTCTCCTAGTTAAAATGTTTTATGTATTCTATAATATAAAGATCTTTA